GTGTAGCACAAATCTAATAAAGCATTTTTAATTGTGCGTTTTTTGTTCGTAGAAATATGAACTACGATATTTATATAGACGGGTTTATTGGTCAAAGTGATTTTTTCGGTGAGGGCTTTTCGGCTAAAACACTAAGAGAAAAATTAGCATTAGCTCCATCGGGAGTTGATGAGCTGACAGTCCACATTAACAGCGGGGGCGGTTCTGTTTTAGAGGGCTTCGCTATACATGATGCCTTAAAAAATACAGGTCACAAAGTAAATACAAGTGTTGAGGGCTTATGTGGTTCGATTGCTACAATAGTAGCTCAGTCAAATTCAAAAGGCGGTAAACGCACAATGAATAAGAACAGCGAATACTTTATTCATAACCCTTACTGGACACCCGATTCACCCACTCCAATGGAGGCAAGTGATTTGACAGCATTGGCAACCTCATTGCAAGAAAACGAAACACGTATAGCTGAATTTTATTCGAGCGTGACAGGCAAGGAGGTTTCTTTTATTAAGGATAAAATGACTTCAACAACTTCTTTCACTTCGCAGGAAGCTAAAGACTTTGGCTTTGTTGATGAGATAGTAGGTGACGTAAAAGCATTTCAAAAACATTTAATAAACGCAGACGGTAAAGAATACCGTTTTGCGGCATTCGTAAACTCAAACAATAAAAACAACAACATGGATATCGTAAAAGTATTAAACGACTTTGAAAACAGAATTACAGCTTTACTAAAGCCTAAATTCAAAAACGAAACAACCAAAACAAGCGAGGGTGTTGATGTTTATTTTGAGGGTGAATTACAAGTTGGCTCTAAACTGTTTACAGACGAAGCATTAACAGTTCCCGCACCGGACGGAGTTCATACCGTTGGTGAAAAGAAATATACCGTAAAAGACGGAGTAGTAACAAGCGAAGAAGAAGTAGCGGCTGTGGCTGATGCGGCAACTTTGCAAGCCGAAGTAGATAAATTAAAAGCACAGTTAGCAGAAAAAGAAACTGCGATTGCAAACAAAGCAACTGAACTGACAAAAGTAACAGCAGAAAAAGCGGAAGCTATCGAAGCGGTTAAAACAGTAAGCGCGGAGTTTGTTAATCTAAAGGCTCAATTCGTAACAGGCACAGGAGAATTAAAACCTGAATTTCAATCGTTCAAAGGTGACGGAGGTGTAACGGAAAAAGAAAAAAAGGCGCAAAAGATGCGCGAAGAATTGGCAAAGAAATTTAACTAATCATTTAACAACAAAAACTAAAATTAAAACATCATGGCAATAGTAGACAGCGTAGTGCAATTTGAAGGAGAATCAAAAGGCTTCTTCATTAAACCAATTATCGAAGAACCAACGTTACAAGCGTTAGGTTGGGAGTTCATTTACGGACAGACCGATATGTGGCTTTATTTTAACTCAACACTTGGTAAGATTACCCGCGAAAAAACAGCGTGTGGTTCAACAGATTCTACCGATGGAATTGATGTAACACGTAAGCAGATTCAATACGTTGAGTTGGAAGCATACAAAACACAATGTTACAAAACATTTGACAATACCATTCTTGCAATGGCTCGTAAAACCGGTATCAACAAAGCCGATTTGATTAACGGCACAGGTGATATTCAGAAACTACTTTTGCAAGTGGTAGAAGAAGCGGTTATGCGTGATTTCTTACGTATCGCATTGTTAGCGAATACTGCTTTAGCTTCTGCCGATTACAACATGATTGACGGTTGGTATGTAAAAGTAAATGCCGATGTTGATACTGTTCAATCAGGTGTTACTGTAAACGCAACAACATTGAACACTTCTAACTTTGTTGGAACAATGACTTCAATTTACACAGCGCGTTCACGCAGAGCGAAACAAACACCAAACAGCGAGATGGCTTGGTATGTTACCCGCAATGTTTACGATGCTTGGCAGTCGTTCCTTTTAAGCAACCAATCAACAGACACTTCATTGAGCCGCTTTATTAACGGTGAAGTTCCCGCATCTCTTTTCGGTATCGAAATGATTGTCTTGGATATTGTTGATGAGTTCTTGGAAGCTGACTTTACTTCTTCGGGCGTAACTGACCAACCTTACAGAATTGTTTTAGCGAAGAAAGATCAAACTAAGGTTGCCATTGATTCACCAAGTGCCGGTAAAGAACTTGAAATTTGGTATGATAACAACACCGAATTAAACAAGTATCGCGCTAAATACAACTTGGATATCCAAATTGGTTACGGTGAGTATTTCACGATTGCAGGATTCTAAACAAAAATAAAGGGGGGAGTTAATTCTCCCCCTTAACTTTTAAAAAATAATTACAATGGCAGATTGCGTAGATTTACTGGAGGGCTTAGACCCATCATGTAACGCACTAAATAAAGTAGGTGGCGTTAAGAAAAGAGTTTGGATAGGGCAAATTTCGCAGTTGGGCGTTGTTCCCTATACTACTGACGCGGACGGCTATGTAGATACGATTGCCTTTGCTACGGCTTCCCCTGCTTATGGTTTACATAAGTTCATTGGTAAGAAAAGTAAGCATAACGGAACGTATGAATTGACAGCGGGCGATAACGTAAACACGTTCAACACTTCTGCAATTTTGGTTTTGTATCACTATACACCTGCTGACCGTGAAGCGATTGAAAACTTAGTGAACGCAGATGATTTGTTCGCGCTATTTGAAACAGAGGCGGGGCAAATTGAATTGTTCGGAATTACACAAGGCTTAAATGCAAGCGCAGGAACAGGAGCAACGGGAGTATTGTTACAAGATAACACAGCGTTTAGCTTAACGTTATCGGGCGAACAACTTTCAATGCCTAAATTGTTCTTAAACGGTGGCACATTAGCGGATTCAATTACTTACTTAGATGGCATTAGCGTATAGTGAAGAATCTTTAGCGCAAGTTAAGGAGGCTGTAAACAGCGGTGAAGTTGAAAAAATAAACGCTGTCTATCACGCTATATACGGGAAGTCAGTAAAAAAGAACTGCAACAACTGCTACAATGAAGCAATAGCGCAGTTGATTAAATGGAAAAACGCAAAGGGCGAAGTTATGAGTAAAACAAATTGCAAATACCGATTTACAAAGAACTGGAAAAATAAAACAGTCGTTGTTACCATTGGCGGAACAAGCCACAAAATAACTGCTGAAACTTTATCCAATGCAACAGCGGAGGCAATATTAAATTCGGGAGCGTATCGTAAAGACATTATCGAATTAAATCCCGATTACACAGGAACGGACGTTGTAAAAAAAAATTTAATGGAGGGGCAGCCCGAACCGCAACCGTTGTTATCAATCTCGAAAGAAGTAAAGAACGATGGCAAGCAATTAAAGCAAACTGCGAGCGCGAAGAAGTAGAGATTATAAGGATTGACGCGGTAGACGGATTCGGTAGTGAGGCAAGAAGTAGAATAGAAATAAAAAGCAAAAGCGAAGAAAGCGCAAACATAAGATACGGTCAAATAGGCTGTATCTTATCGCATTTAAAAGCTATTCGTTATGCAAAAGAAAACGGGCTTGATTACGTTTTAATTTTAGAAGACGATGCAAGTTTGGTAAGGGGATTTAAAGAGAAGTTTCAAAAAGCATTAAGTGAATTGCCCGAAGATTGGAATGCACTTTGGCTTAACGGAACGGAGACAAAAAAAGGTTTCAAGGTCGGTAGTTTACTGAAAAAGGTAAAGCAGATTTGGGGAACTTTTGGGTATGTAGTAAACAGTTCTTTTTATGATGTGTGTATTAAAGGTCTTGAAAAAGAAATCGAATCTGCGGACGGTTTCATGACTTCAATACAAAGTAAACATCAAGTGTATTCTTTAATAGAACCGCTTGTGAAACATCGAAAAGGATTTAGTGAGATAGCGGGTGTTGTTGTTGAACGATACAAACATTTAGAATGAGTGCAATAGATTTTTCTTTTAAGGCTAAAACTTACGCTCGTTCGTTTGTAAACCTATTCGTTCCCGAACTAATAAACACTTCGGAAAACATTTACAAGTATGGCAATGCCGACTTGTTACCAAACAATTTAATTAAGTATCTAAACAATTCGGGTGTTGCTAAACGGTGCGCGAATAAGGTTGCTTCATATATACAAGCCGATGGATTTGAGGACGCGGCTAAAGAGTTTAAGGTAAACGATAAACAGTTATCCGATTCGGTTCTATCCGCTATCGCTTATGATTTATCTTACTTTAAAGGGTTTGCGCTAAACATCGGGCGCGATGCAACGGGCAAAGTAGTTTCCGCCAAACACATTCCATTTCAATGGATTCGTAAAACTTTGCGCGGTGACTTTTTAGTAAATCCAACAAAGGGGACTAAGCAATACAAGAAAGACCAAAATGTTTATTACCCTAAATTCGCAGGGGAGCAAATTACACCTGCTGAATTGGCGGCACAGATTAAGCAGTATAAAAATATAGGGGAGATAATGTATTGCTATCTTCCTACTCCCGACAATCCACAATATCCAGTTCCCGATTATTACGCTTCAATAGAGGACGTTCTCACAAGTGCAGAAATTCAAAGATACGATTTAGAAGCCGTTATGAATGGTTTTGTTCCGTCTGCTATACTTACATTAGTAGGCAAAACAGATAACACTACAAAGGACAGCAACGGTAAGACAGCGCGTGATTATCAAGAAGATGCTTTGGCTTCTTTTACAGGTCACGATAAAAATGAAGAAGGATTAAGCGGGCGTAACACGTTGCTTGTAATGGAGGCGGCAACAAAAGATGAGTTGCCTGTATTGCAGACGTTCGATGCAAAAGCTATTTTAGATGCCTCGAATAGCAAGCGGGATGTAATCGAACGGGCGGTTTGTCGTTCATTTGGGGTTCATCCTGTTTTAGTTGGTTATTCGGACGCGGCTGTGTTAGGCAATACGCAATCAATCGCAAACGCTTCTTTAGAATTAGCAAATAATGTAAACGCTTTACAACGTTTAATCGAAAGAACATTTACAATCTTGTTCCCATCTGTTGAATGGAAATTATCAGCGTTTAAGCCTGTAAATTATATACCTACGGATGTGTATTCAAAACTAACCGATACGGAAATTCGCGCCTTGTATGGTTACGAACCTATTATAGTTGAGGGTGTTGGGGATGAAAAATTATTGGCTGAAAAATTAGGAGTAGGCGGGACACAGGCTTTAGTTGCGATTGTGGCAGACCCTATTCTATCGGCTGAATCTAAACGCGCCTCGCTTGAATTGCTTTTCGGATTGAGTGCAGAAGATGCTTTAAAATTAGTTCCTAATACTATTGTGCCATGAAGAAATTTCCATACATAACAAAGGAGGATTTTCAGCCATACGCACAGGTGACTAAAAACATCGACGACAGGTTTATTGAGCTAGCCGTAAACAAGGCTTATAACTTGGACGTTTTGCCTGTATTGAACGATACAATGTTAGGCAATATTTATACGTATTTGGCGGCTTCGGCTACATGGGTAAATACTACGGCTTATGTGGTTGGCAATAAGGTTAAATATTCTGACCGTTATTATACTTGCTTAATCG